TATTCCTGTACTCCATCGTAAGCGGATCCAGAGTGGTGATTTACTAATAATTCGTTATTGGTTATCGCTTTTCTGTTTATATCGTATTCTCGATATGAAAGGAAAACTGAACCTCCGGACTATCGTTGAGCCCTCTACGGCCAATCCTAAGGTGATTACAGACTTTTCGGAGTTTGTACCCATCTTTTGGAAGGGTCTTAAAGTGTTCCTCGGTAGAACGTTGGTTCCTATTGTGGAGAAAGTTGCGAAGGGGGGACCTGTTCCGGCCCTGTCTTTGCTAGAAGCGAAGCCAGAGTTGTTGAGCAAGTCTGCTCCAGTTGTTTCCGATGCGGCGTTGGAAGCCAAGATGGCTTCCACGTCGCCTCAGTCTATATTATTGACGTCCAGAGTTTGGATGGCTATCCTTAAAACCACGGAACTTGGAAAGGCTTTCAAGTTATGGTGTACGGAAACCAACAATATTTGGTTGTTGAGAAATATGGACTCCTGGTCTAGGGGGGCGCTTGATCCTCGAACCCATAACATCGGGGTCGAGCGTCGCTCAGGTCGGGTGGTGGACGTTTCGGACGGGTTGATCGCGAAGATGTTCGCGAACGCCAAAAAGAAATGGCCAGTTAAGTTACTGAGTGTAGCTTATCGCCAGATATTGGGAAAACTGGGGACAAAGGTGGAACCGGCAGGGAAAGTAAGAGTCTTTGCCATGGTGGATCCGTTTACACAGTGGTTACTCCGTCCTCTACACGAGGCTTTGTTCGCACTATTTCGACAGATCCGTCAAGACGGTACTCACAATCAGGTTAAACCGCTGATTGCGCTGATTAAGGAGAGGGAAGTCCTGATTAAGGAAAATAGATATCCCGGTTCCCGGCCTACTGGCTGGGTCCGACTGGGGTTGAACGTCCCGAAAAGGGCTTACGCTCTCTTTTCTTTCGATCTTACCGCTGCCACAGATCGATTACCGTTGGCAATTCAGGTCGCATTGCTAGGCCCGGTCCTAGGACCGCGCTTAGCCAAGGCGTGGGCGTCTTTATTAGTTGCACGAGATTATTACATATATCTTAAAGATGAGTATGGTGTTGGGTCCTTACAACCTCAACGCTATGCCACCGGGCAGCCGATGGGAGCGCTTTCGTCTTGGGCCATGTTGGCCTTGACTCACCACTGCATAGTGCAGTGGGCATGGTATAAGGTGTGTACCCGTAATCAAGAG